ATTCTGGATACTGCTGAGTCGGTTGACGACGTGCTGCATGACAATTTTCTTGGATTGTTTGCCATAGAGAGCGCGATTTGCCGGTCGATTTCAGAACCGGTGGTGTTCGGAGCCAAGGAGCAGTACGGGCGGTTTATTGTCCGGGTGGTCATGGATTATCAATACGAATCAGAGGAGGCAGCTCCATGAATTACAGATTGAAAAACGGCCCCGCGTTCCAGGTCTCTGAAGGGCCGATGCGAGGATGTGTTTATGAACCGGGGATGGATTACGATGTGATTCCGCCCCAACACGCGGGGCTGTTTATTGAGGTCGAAACCTCAGAGCCTATTGCAACCCAGAAGAAACGTAAAAACGAGGTGACGGATGAACACACCCAGAGCGAAGCATAATTTATTCGCGGTCTCGGCCAATGCCGCTGAAACGGCGATCAATACGGAACGGGCTACGGATACAACCCTTTTGATCGATATGGGGGATGTCCTTAATATCGAACCCCGGCGTGAATCCAACGCGGATGAACTGACGGGCATGGAAGAGGCGGATCGGATTGATGACTTGGGCGGATTGTCCGGGATTTCATGTAATTTCAACAAGGCCCAGGTTCAGCATTTTGCGGTTCTCCTGGCTTATGCCCTGGGATCTGTTTCAACGGCAGCGGCCGGGACCGGGTACGAGCACACCATCACGCCCATTTCAGACGATGTGGACCGTGACCGGTCGAACAAGTCGTTCACCGGAGTGTTCCGGTATGGCGACGGCATTTTGAAGCGCCGGGCTGCGTCCATGTTTGTGGACTCGTTTTCGGCCACATTCGCAAAAGATTCATGGGTTAAAGCGGTCGGCACGATAAAAGGCACGGGCAAAGTCACAAAAAACGTGACGGAAGAAAGCGTGACGGCTGCAACAAATGCAACATCTTTGACTCTTGCAGCCAATGCGGTTCAGGGCGCGACGGCACAGGATCGTCTGGATAATGTTCAGCGCATTGTGGCTCAGACAGCCACGGGTGTTTGGACTGAGGTCGCCTATTCGGCGGTGTCTGCTGCCACGCCTGCGGTGATCACCATCACAGCGCCGGGAGTCCCTACTACCGCTATCACGTATAAAATCCTGTACGTTCCCACTGAACCAGCGTGGTGCACGTTCCCGGCTAAAGTGGTTGAAACGGCTCTTCGTGTGAGTGAAATCAGTGTGAATGTGGGCGGCACATGGAACGGTACGGCCTTTGTGGGCGGTCGAACTCTGACGGGTGAGATCAACTCCATTGAATACAGCCTGCAAAATGCTCTTGAAATAGCATTCGTACCGGGTGGCGGAGGCGCGTATGCAAGCCGATGTTTCCGTCCTGGTCGGGTTCAGACGTTGAAGCTTAACCGGGAAATGCGTGATGCCATCATCCAGAACATGATCGATACGAACGGGACGTTCGGGGTGCGGATACTGGCCCAGGGTGCGGTTTTTGACGGGGCGCACCGGTATCAGGTGGATATGGTTTTCCCGAAATGCGGAGTGTTGTCCGCGCCGATCAGTGTGGATGGCAAGAAGCTGGCAGAGGCTGGAGACATCCAGATTCTTGAAGACGCGACTTACGGAAGCGCCATCATCAAAGCAAAAAACCTGGTCTCGGCATACGCAGTATAAGGAGCCAGCATGGCTGTGATGTCATCAGGCGAAAAAATACGTCGACTCCGCCAGGCGCTTGCCGCCCTGGTGGGATCTGACAATGACGACGAACTGAAACGGATGCAGGCATACATGCATGTGCTGCCTGATTCTGAAGCAAAAACCAATGCCTTGATGGGTGTTAAAGCCCTCATTGATACGATGGAATAGGAGCGCACTATGGCAAGACGATTGACGTTAGAGGGGGATAACAAACTGCTGATCCAGGACCATCTTTCCGGTACTCAGCTTGAGATTTGTTACCGCCAGCCCACAACCCAGGAGCGGACCAATTTCATGAATATGTCTGTAACCCGTAAGAACGGCAAGGTGAAGTTCCAGCATTCTGAAGCGCGTCTTAAATTCGGCGCGGATATCATGAAGGGCTTTCGTGATGGAGATTTTGAGGTTTCTGAGGGTGGTGTTTTCGTTCCGATCGCGTCTGATCCTCAATCGCCAAATTATCGGCCCGACTGGAAAAACAGGGTGAAAGAAATGGCCCCGGACATCATTGAACTGCTGGCCCTTCGTGTGTTTGAAGCGTCTGTGGCGGTGGGAGAGCCGGACGATGACGCAGAGGATACAACCGACCAGGACTGATCGATGACCTGGCCGCCATGAAAAAAGGTCTCTGCGGTCAGGCCGATCTGGATAAGTGCCTGGAGGAGTTTGAGGATCTTATAGAATGGAATTGTAAGAACTGTCCGAAGAAACGGGCGGAGGATCTGAGCGACTGGACACGTCATCTGCTCAGGTTGAGGCGGTTGCAATTGGGGGGGTATCCCTTTGCGGCCAATGATCTGGATCTGGATGTCTGGATGGATTTGGGGAAGGTGAACGAATGTCTGCAAATGCCGGTGTTTTAAACATACAACTGAAAGTTCATGACGATGGGTCTGTCGTTGTGCAGCGGTTCGGTAAAAACGTGGATGATGTCGGTAAAAAGGCTGAACGTTCATTCTCCGGAGCGTCTGTATCTGTTGGATCGTTCAATAAGCAGATTGCAATGGTTGGGGCTGGGATGGCTGCTGTTGGGATTGGGCTTCTCGTCGCAAAAATGGCGGATCTGTCGGCTCAATCCATTAAAGCGGCATCAGACTATGAAGAAGCACATTCCAAATTTAACGTTGTTTTTGCTGGACTCCGTCAACAGGCAGAGGGTTGGGTTACCGTCCTAACAGACGGGTTTGCCATGTCTGAAACGGAAGCTGTCCGGTATCTCAGTTCATTACAGGATTTGCTGGTTCCGATGGGAATGGCAAGAGATAAAGCGGCTGATATGTCATTCGCCATGACAAAGCTCGCAGCGGATTTAGGGTCGTTTAACAACGTCAAGACGGCGGATGTGATCAACGACATGCAAAGCGCAATGGTCGGTGAATATGACACGATGAAAAAATACGGGGTGGTCCTTAATGCCACCATCGTGCAGCAAAAAGCCATGGCCATGGGCTTTGGTAAAACTGCTGATGAAATTGACGCATCAGAAAAAGCTCTGGCGGCTTATCAGCTCATTCTCGAAAGTTCATCCGCTGCTATCGGGGATATGGAACGGACGGGGGATTCATATGCCAACACGACAAAGCGAATGGACGCGGCGTGGGAGGATTTTGCCAAGACACTTGGCACACGGTTCCTCCCAGCTGCTACATCTGCGAAACGAATTTTGGCTGAGACATTTGAATACTGGGAAAAGTTTCTTCGTGCAGACTCTATCGATGAAAAAATCAAGAAGATCGATGACCAGATCACAAAAGTAAAAGCCAATGGCCCAGGCCGAGTTTTCCAAGGCTCTCAAAATATAGATTTGACAGAAGAAGCCTATAAAAAATGGGTGCGTGAGCATAATGGCAGGTTGCCGAACAATGATGAGAAAACCATGATCAGGGCTCAGGCCGGAGCTTCTATAAATGCGGCGTCTGGCCATGAAATACAAAATCTTGAGGCTGAAAAAAAAGCGCTTTTACTTCAAAAAGAAAATGAATCGGCGGAAGAAAAAAAGCTGAAAGATGCAGCGGACAAATCTGCAAAAGAAAAACAGGCAGCGGATGCCGCTGCAAAACGGCAGGCTGAATCAGCTGAACAGGCAAAGCTGGCAGGTAAAGAACGCGAGAGAGCTGAAAAACAGGCGGCTGCTGATCTCAAGCGCGCACAGGAAGAAAAAATTAAAACCGTTGCAGAGTTTGGGACTGAATATAAACGGATCACCCTCTCCTCTTACGATTTCGAACGAATGGAGCTTGATGCCATCGCTGCGAAGTACAGCGCGGTTGTTGAAGACAAGGGCCAGGTCGAAGAGTGGCTTGCAGCAAGAAAAGAGCAGATCCGCCTGAAAGAGACTGAGGACAACGAGCGGATTATTCAGAAAGAGGCCGATGACCGTAAACAGGCTCTCGAAGATGAACGTCAGGCAGCTGAAGAACGTTTGAGATCATCAACCTACTGGAGCGATGGAGCGATCAGGGCGATGGACGATTACGCGGCTCATGCTTCGGATGCAGCGGCGGGTATCGAACCCCTCTTTTCAAACGCTTTTTCAGGCATGGAAGATGCCCTTGTTTCTTTCGTCATGACGGGAAAGGGCTCGTTCGGGGACCTGGTCGACAGCATGATTGCAGATATTGTGAGGCTTGCTGTTCAGCAGTCTATAACGGCTCCTCTGGCCTCGGCGCTGGCGTCTGGTATGAGTTCGATTTTCGGAGGTTTCGGCGGGTCTGATGGGTACAGCACGGGCACGGGTCTTGATGCATCGTATTCAGACTCGGCGCTTTATTCTGCCAAGGGTCATGCTTTCAGTGGATCGGGAGTCTATCCATTCGCCCGTGGTGGCGTTTTTACAAATCGTGTTGTCAGCAGCCCCACTCTTTTCCGATTCGGCGCTGGTGGCGCATTCGGTGTCATGGGCGAAGCAGGCGACGAAGCGGTGGTCCCCTTAACCCGAACCAGCTCAGGCGAACTCGGAGTCAAAACATCCGGATCATCCGCCCCGGTGATAAATGTCACCATCAACAATCAGGCATCCGGTGCAACCGGACGCGTTGAATCCATGTCAACCCGGTCTGATGGCGGGATGGATCTGACGGTGATCATCGAGCAGATCGATGGTGCGATCGCATCGGGCATCGGAACGGGCAGATCCGCAACGTCAAGAGCCCTTGAGGGCACATATGGGCTAAACAGGGCTTATGGAGCAATGAGATGACAGACGCATGGTCACAGGCATTAAAAGAAGCATACGCCAGCGCACCGACAAACGTGATTGTTCTGCCCACGCTTGAACTGAGGCATGCACTCTGGACAGCTCCGGCGCGTGTTGTATGCGATAACGTTGATTTATCGGCATTGCTGGAGGCTGATGCCCCTGACGGTGCCGGTACGATTGTGGTGTTTTCGGCGTGTGCGTTTCAATCCGAACCTCCGGAGAGTTCGGACAAACCGCCAGAAATACAAATTCGGATCGACAACGTGAGCCGTGAGATCAGCACGTTGGTGGATCAGGCCATGGGCCAGAGATCGCCCATTGAGATCACATACCGGACGTATATCGTTGGCGATGCTGAAACCCACGGGCCGCACTATGTGCTGAACGGACTGACGCTGAGACGGGTTACCGTCACATCGACCTCTGTGACCGGGACGGCCACATTCGGAGATTATATCAACCGTGCGTTCCCCCGTGTTTTATATACGGCTGAACGGTTTCCGGGGCTGGTGAGATCATGACCGATTATGCATGGATTAATGATTATGTCGGCTTGCCCTGGGATCGAGGGGCTAACGGTCCGGACCGTTTTGACTGCTTCGGTCTGGTTCAGTATGTGGGGAACCGGTATTTCAATCTGGATATCCCGGATCTGGCCGCGCACCCGGAGACGCTAAAACAGGCCATCCGGGCGATCCGGGACACGGAAAACTGGGGTGAATTCGGCCACGTCAACAGCCCTCAAAGCGGCGATCTGGTAAAAATGTACCGGCATTCCGACCCGGACCATATCGGGATCTGGGTGGATGTCGATGGTGGAGGTGTGCTCCATTCGGCCAGAGGCATCGGGGTGATGTTCGATTCCCCGTTTCTTTTGGTGAGTATGGGGTGGGTTAGGTTGGAATATTACAGGCAAACGACCGGAGCTACGAAATGACAGCGGCCATATACAACATCACTATTGAACAGGGCGCGTCATGGCCGGACAGGTTTATTGACGATGCCCCCTGGTTGACTTTGACGGACGATGACGGGGTGATCATCCCGCTCACGGGCTATACCGCCGTGATGGCGTTTGCAGCTGATAATGATTCTGCACCGTTCAAGACTCTGACAACAGAAAACGGCGGCATATCTATCGATGGGGCTGGGGGTAGCATAGACCCCGATATCAGCGGAGCGGATACGTTGGCCATGACGGTTTATCGCGGGGTTTATGGATTGAAATTAATCTCGCCTGCAGGCGGTTCGATCCGTGTTCTCAAAGGTTCGTTTAGCGTCGACAGGGGTTTCTAATGAATGTATCGGTCCGGTCTACAAAAATTAATGTGGCTGTCAACGATGCGGTATCCACGCGGGTTGTCGTAAGACGATCATCTGTGGTTGTCGCGACCCTGACCAAACAGGGGCCACAAGGATTAAAAGGTGATCCTGGTGAGGACGGACTTCAAGGACCGCAAGGATTAAAAGGCGATAAAGGCGACCCTGGTGAGGACGGACTTCAAGGGCTGCAAGGATTAAAAGGAGATAAAGGAGACCCTGGTGAGGACGGGTTACAAGGGCCGCAAGGATTAAAAGGCGATAAAGGTGACCCTGGTGAGGACGGGCTTCAAGGGCCGCAAGGATTAAAAGGAGATAAAGGCGACCCTGGTGAAGACGGACTTCAAGGGCTGCAAGGATTAAAAGGCGATAAAGGTGATCCTGGTGATCAGCGTGTGTTTATACAGCCGACAGCCCCAGATTTTAACGGTGGCGTTGGCCTTTGGATACAGACCGGCCTGGGCGCTGGAAGCGATTTCACGTTTTGGATAGAGGACGGAGCTGAATAATGACTCTAAGAAATGCGTTTGAAGAGATAGCCACCGATGCCAAGCTTGAATTGGTTCGTTTGCTGCTGAATTCAATCGATACAAAAATATCGTTAAATGATGACGACAGGATAAGGGTATCGACCAAACCTGGGACATATGACCTCATTTCACAGGATATAACGGCAAACGGCCAGTCATTCCCTGTCAATGTTGAAACATTTTCAAATATCATGTTCCATTGCGCCGCCATTATAACGGTTGTCGGTCATAACGTCGCGTTTGAAGGGAGTCTTGATTCAACCAACGGGACGGATGGCAACTGGTTCGGAATCCAGGCTGTGCGGTCAAATGCGAACACCATAGCAACGTCAACCGGTACATTGACCGGCAATCCGGGATACGCCTACGAAGCATCTGTGAACGCCCTGAGATGGATACGGCTCCGTGCCACAGCGCACACAAGCGGGACCATGCGGTGGTTTGTCCAGCCCGGATCGTATGCTACTGAGCCAATCCCGGCAAACCAGGTTGCAGCTGTGACAACGGTCACTGCAAATATCGGGACATCAGGGATTACAACTTATACAGACTCCAGCGCAAACCTGGCTGCAAGCGGCGTTTTTACGGGGACGGCCCGGGATGCAGGCTCAACACCAGGATACTCAATATTTGCGGTCAATGCCAACTCTGATCAGGCCGGGACTCTGTACATCCAGAAATCAACGGACAACACTACATGGCGGACAGCCAAACAGGTGGCCATAACTGCTGGTTCGGCGGCTGATATAGAGATCCGTGTCACAACGAGATATAACAGAGTGTATTTTGTCAATGGGTCAACAGCTCAAGCGGCATTCCTGTTGACATCATCCTATCACAGAATATGAGCGAGGAGCCCATGATTGAAACAGGCCACATATATTATCCCGCTCCATCTCTGTTCAAGCGCCAGGCGTCTACTGATCTGACGGTTGCCGAGTATGTTGACCAATTCGGCCTGGCTGTGGCCGGGCCTGTGCTCTGCGTGTCCCATGGGCTCCCGGTGCTCCGCGAACAGTGGGCGGATCTGCCCGTGACGAATGATGCGGACCTTGTGTTTATCCATTTGCCCATGAACGGGGATGGCGGGTCTGATCCGTTGCGGGTTGCTGCGATGATTGGGTTGATGGCGTTGGCTGGAGCAGTTCCTGGTATGCTGCCTGCCGCATCGTTTTTCGCAAAGGGATTAGGTGCGGGGTTGTTGTCAGGGGTTGTTATGGCAGGGGGGAGCCTTCTCCTTAATGCGGTTATGCCAGTAAAACCACCAACAGCCACTCAGGATTATTCAGTTTCAGCGTCGAGTTCAACCTATTCGTTATCCATGCCTACAAACACGCAACGGATAGGGCAAGTGATCCAGGTGCAATATGGCCGGGTCATGCAGACCCCGCCGATCATCGCATCCCCCTGGTCAGAATACGTCGAAGGTGATGAGTTTGTTTATGTTCTGCTCAGTCTGGGTTGGGGTGAATATGATGTCGAAAAAATCATGTTTGATAATCTTGTTTTTGAGCAGTTCCCAGATGTTGAATATCATATTGTGGGGCCTGGACAGGCTGTACCGTTCCATGACAACGTCTTTACCAGCCCACACGTAACAGGCCAAGAGATATACAGAAAGAACAATTATGAATCCGGTTCAACTTTACTCATTATCGATAATGACGGCACCCCAGACCCCTTTGATTTTTGGGTTTTAGTCAGCCCAAATAGAGCAGTAAAATTCGCTATCGGCGATCAGATTTTTTTCGAAAATGCCGTTGTAAACGTTGGGGAGTTTACGATAGACCGGATTGTTATTGAAGGGGAGAGTGGCTTTTTGCATACACGGCAGCCGTTGCAGGGTGAGTTGATTGCAAACGGAACGATTCGCCAGGCAGGTGACGGGTATTGTTATACAGACTTTTTCCCTTCATATTTTAGATTTCCAGAGTTCGTTTATGGTTATGATGTGTTTTGCGACATTATATTCCCAAACGGCCTCTATACGGTAGAAGATGACGGCGGGATTATTCCATGTGTTGTTGAACTGTGTTTGGTCTCTAAACGGATTGGGCCAGATGGCACTGTGGGCGATGTTATATCCGAATTAACATCGGCAGTGCCAACAACGATAACCGGATGCCAGAAAACGCCATTAAGAATCACGTTATCAGGCAAGACAAACCCATTATTCTTAGGCTTTGGCGAATTAATCAGTGTTCGTAGAACCGCGTCTGATCTGTCTGTTAAAAAGGTTGATGCCTGTTATTGGGCTGGTTTGCGGGTGAATTATCCTCCTGTCGGGTCTTATCCCGGCATAACAACTCTGGCCGTACGGGCTAAAGCATCAGAGGGGCTGTCTCAGGACGCCCTATCAAAAATAAAAGTTCTTTCCACTCGAAAATTGCCGATATGGGATGGCGAAACGTGGTCTGCTCCAACGGCCACGCGGTCAATCGCATGGGCTGCTGCTGATGCGTGCCGAAATCCTGACTATTCAATCGGAATGCCAGATACCCGTATTGACCTTGCGGCTCTGTTGGCGATGGATGCCATTTGGACGCCCAGAGGCGACACATGTGACGGCGTTTTCGATACAAAAACGACATTCTGGGATGGGCTTAAAACGATTCTAAGAGCAGGTCGGGCTCAACCCCATATGGTCGGTGGGTCTGTTACGTTCACCAGGGATCAGACACAGACGGCGGTTAAGGGTGTATTCACACCACGAAATATTGTCAGAGGCTCGTTTTCGATAGAATATGTCCTTTATAATCCGGACACGCCTGATGATGTCGATGTCGAATATTTAGATGATACAACCTGGGCCTGGACAACGGTTACATGCTCATTGCCTGGGTCATCGAATGAAGCCCCTGCTTCAGTGAAACTATGGGGTGTGACGAATTCCGTGCAAGCGAGCCATGAGGGCCTGTATGAAGCGGGTTGCAATATGCTACGGCGGGCGTTTGTGACATTCCAAACGGAGCTTGACGCCCGTGTGATCCTGCGAGGTTATATGGTGTCCGTCTCCCATCCTCTCCCCAACTGGGGGATATCCGGGGATGTTTTATCGGTATCTGGGCAGATTTTACGTGTTTCTGAACCCGTGGTGTTTGGCACGGGGAATCATTATATATCACTCCGAAGAGCAGATGGCACCCAGGACGGACCCTACATCGTCACACCTGGATCAGATGATACTCATATCATCATGGCCGATCCCGTGCCAGCACACGTTTACACAGGTTTCGACCGAGAAAAAACACAGTTCCAATTCGGGCCGGGAGACAGTTTCGAAAAGCGCTGCCTCGTGATTTCAGCCATGCCCAAGGCACAGGGCAAAGCCGAACTACTCTGTGTTGTTGAAAATGACGCCGTACACACAGCAGACGGAACGGGAGGCACACCATGACAGCCGTTTACCCATCCATTTTACCGCCCTTCCAGCTCGATGGATATGGCTATGATGACGATGATGATCTCCTCCGGACAGATATGGACGCCGGGCCTTCCAGGGTTCGCCGGAGATCAACTCAAGCCAGTTCTACGTTCGTTGTCAATTCCAGAATGACCTATAACCAGATGGCATTTTTTGAGGCGTGGTACAAACATAAAATTGCTGCCGGTGTTGAACCATTCGAAATTGATCTGGCTGTTGGCGCTGGGATTGTAACCCACACAGCCCGGTTTATTGGCAAGCCATCCGCCCGGCATTCCGGTCCTCGTTACTGGGTTATGTCTGCAAAAATTGAGGCGTTTGAGCGGTATACGCTCTCAGAATATGATCTGGACTTTTTTACTGAAAACATATCGGCGGCTGATCTGCTGCACACACTGGTACATGTCACTCTACCAACGGAATCAATGGGGGAAATATTATGGGATTAGAACAGAACATTGATCTTATTGCAGCTGATACTCAAAAAATTCACGAGTTCGTTCATTCTGCGCCCGGCATAGTTAATACAGATGCTGGTGCTATTGTTAATCTTGCAATGGCCTCTCAGCGGATACTTGAAATGGCATCTTTTCTTCCTACTGGAATATGGTCGCCTGGGCACGATTATGTTTTTCGGAACATAATTGAATATGCAGGTGTTTTTTATATGGTACTTTCTGATCATAAAGCAGGGATTTTTGCCGACGATCTGGCCGATGGAAAACTATGTGTTTTTCAAGCAGCGATCACGTTTTATCAGCTAGAAAATGCTCTTTCAACCCCGGGACCTGGCTCGGGTGTCGATATGGTTTCCCGTGCAACCAAACACCTTGATACGCTTGTCAACCTCGACACCGAGCCAGGGCACGTATCTAAATCTATCTATATTAGAGGTAATATCTCAGATGGTGATGGCGCTGAGGGCGTTTTTACCTGGAATCCTGCGCTTGAAGACGCCCCTATTTTCGGGATGATCCATCAGGTTGATGGTGTCGCTATTGGTAGATGGGTCCGTCATGTGCCGAATGGCATAGTCGATATTCGTATGACTGGCGCCCGGCTTGGCCAAGATGACAACTCTGATGCCATACAACGGGCTGTGTTGGCTGGGTATTCTGGCGTATATGTCCCAGAGGGGGTATGGAAAATACTTAAAACGATCATGATAAATCGTACGGTAGAATTTTTCGGAGTTGGTGTTGGATCTGTTATTGACGCAACAAGTGATGCTTTTGTTGGTGATACAGCGTTATATTTTTATGGTGGTGGGTTTTCGGCACTTCCAAATTTGGCTGCTTCTGTGGCTGTCGGTGATAGAAAAATTGTGTTTTCGTCAGCTCCCGGCATCGTCAAATCTGATATTTTTATGCTTTATAACCCGACGGCATATTCATGGTCGTTGTTCCGGTCGGTTTATAGGGCTGGAGAGTACTGTACAGCAGTTTCAATTGATGGGTTCGACGTTACAATAGATGTCCCGATGTATGACAGCTATCTACCAGCAGCTATAGATGTTTACAAACTTTCCACTATTTCTCCATATCTCCATAATTTTACAGTTATAGGTTTAAAAAACGATAATTGTATAAAAGTTCGATATGGTCGCGGGGTCCTTATTGAAGGCGTTTTCGCTGTAAATAGCAGCAACACCTCAATACAGCTGATGAACTGTGTCGATTGCAACATTAATGATCCGGTTGTGACTAATTACGGTGCAGGTGGCGATGATTACGGTATATCAATAGCCAATTGCCAGCATGTAAGAGTCAATAATCCAATTGCATACGCGAGACGCCATGCAGTGTCGATTGGCGGGGTTGATGGGGTGGGCAGCGTCACAAATAGGGACGTTATAATATCAGGCGGAGTTCTCAAAAACTCGGTGGATTCCGGTGTTTTTGCGGCCGACATGCACGGAAACTGTGAAGACTGTGAATACCAGGGTTGTACTATATATGGTGGGATTACATGGCAGGGGCGAAACACAGGGTATAAGGATTGTACAGTCTACCCGACAGATATCGGCGCTGTGCTGATGAGCGCCGAACTTAACGGCGGAGACTTCTATATAGACTCATGCCGAGTTATCTCGACTATCAATCCTCAGACATCAGGGAGAGGTATAATAGATGTAGGCGGTAATAATACAACAGCCTTCACCGGAAGTACTATGAATGACTGTACCTTTAAAATAAAAAACACTTCCTTTAAACTATCTAATATGACCAGCCTGACATCGCTGCTCATATTCAAGAATCGAGGATCTGCGCGCAAGGCTAACTTCATTATTGATAACAATGAGATAGAAAGCAATGCCCTTTCGACAATCTTGGCTACTCAATTAATATCAGGCACTGCGGATTCTGATCATATAATTGTAGACCACATAAATTGCAATTTGTCAGGGATGTTTTTGCACAACCCCGTTGGGAATGCGTACCTTCCGTTCCCAATGAGATTACAACGGCAATCGGGGAATGTGACGCTTACCACAACTATAGGACAACCGTATACGGTTGGGTCCCCTGTAACATTCAAATATAAATACCCAAAATCACCATGTCTTACTGTCTCTCGGCATGGATCGGATCTTGTCGGCAATCGCATTGGGATCCCCTATGCTAACCCATTATCATACGAAAAATTCACACCGACTGTATTTACAGATGACGGATCCAATTATACAGCCACTGAAAATATAATATTCAGCTGGGCCTCTGAAATTAATGAGTACTAAAAAAAAATAAAACAAAATTCTCATATTGTTTGCAACAAAATCTGAGTTTATGTGCTGTTTTACACTTGTTGGGGGAAACCCCTGGGTTAACACAGCCATACATGATCCTGTTAAAAAACAGTTGCCACTTGGTACATCTGTCTCTGACTCTTGATAAATTGCCGATCCTACCACTTCTATCGCAACCGAATCTTTGCCAAAGATAAGGCAGGTGTTTTTGTGTGAACAATATTTCATTTGAAAAAACCTCAATCAAATGAGTATCGCCAATTCGTCCCATTAGTTTTGAATTTTCAACCAATTTCCCGGTATCTCTTAATACATCTTCGTGGTGCGGACCGTACAGAGTCCAATGGTTTGATTGTTCGCTGATCCCTGATTCTGTATTGAACGGCTCTGGATATTCCGGGTCAAAGGCCGGTTCTTGTTGAATAATCCAGGGACACCAAGGTGTTGAAAGGTTTGATGGTGGCACATGGCCTTCCTTATAAATCTCTTTCAAGTCTTTTTCGAAATCACTGTCAGCCACTGTCATTTCAGAGAAACGCGAATTGAAGACGTTGACTTCATAAGTTCCGGCATACTCAGCTGGATCATGTGTTTCAAAGATCAACAGATACCTTCCGTCGCTTCCATTCTGATCAGGATTTTTATAAAGCCTTATCCGCTTAAGAAAAGGGTATTTATTGGCCCATTTGAGCGCTGTATCTGAAAGCTTTTCAAGATTCAGTTCAGGGAAAAGCCACGGTGTCATTCCTTGAGGTGGTAAAAGGAGTTCAGGGTGTTTTAA